GGTCACGCCCCTCACCCAGGTTCTTTACCCTCGGCAGGCACTCTTGATACCTCGTTTGGTAATACGTCATAAGATCTGCTTCCCCCTTCATAAATACATACGCCTCAATCAATGAAGCATACAGCAGAGCATTACTAGCGTTGGTACTCAGCCATGTCGTCGCATTGGACGCCGATATGCCCGCTGGCTGATAGAGATAATGAAACTCAACCGTGTAGGCCACGTCAGGAACAGGGGCCACCAGAAGGTTGGTGTCATCAAAAATTGCATAGAACTCTGGCCGTCCAGTCTCCGTTGTGTCTGGAAACGCCTCTTGCAAATAGTTAACGTCTTTGTTTAACAGGAAATGATAGTTGTTTCCCGTGATGACCGATAAAGAGAACGGCGCAAGAAAATCGTTAGGCAGAGCCAGATACTTGTTGTCGGACGCAAGGACGCCCTGCTGGTTCTTGGTGAACACAGGAAGCTGAACATCATAAAGAATCCGCTCTTCAGCGTTCTTAATGAACTGATTAATCTGATCAACAAAGGTCGTCTCTTGGTTGTCAGTGTAATCTTTAATAGCTTGTACTAGTTCTGCGTATGTCATTTCTAGCTCGTTACTATTGTGACCGTTCCGATAGCGGAACTAATCTGCATAGTCTTCAATCCTTGTGTGCCCAGCACCCTTGCACTGTTGCCGTCTCCCACAGGGTCCCACGCGAAGAACCCGCGACCCGCAGTAGCCCCAGTGGGCCGGGGCTGATAGAGAGCCTGTGGGTCGTTAATCCTTACAGTGCCAAGCCAGTTTTGTGGCTGGTCTGCACTCCACACATCAAACCCGACATGAGATCCAGTCAGTTTCCCCTCAACAACTTCAGGCTTTAAGTCACGCAGAGGATACCTGAACCCGGTAAGATCACAGAACCCAAAGGCATACTTGCCCCTAGCGTACTTACTCATTGGCCGTAAAACCCTTGTGTAAAGGGAATCAAATTCAATGGCGCTTTTACTCGGTTCTCGTCTGCACAGCGCTCAAAGGTTTCTTCGTATACTTGCTTGAGCATCCCAATGCGATCCGTGGATGACGGCTTCTTCATAGCGATGTAATAGGCCAAACCGGAAACAAGAGCCGGGATAAATAAAGGCGCTATGTCCATCTCATTAGATGCTTTGGTGCCTGTGTCCTCAATTCTTTTGATGTACCAGTACACAAGCTGGCCTTTCTCTCCCCCCGTATACGCATAGTTTGAACTGGCTGTTGGCCACACATAAACAACAGGCGCACTGGCCTGACGATTAATCCATATCTGAGCAGGCCGTCCCTTATTCAGTTTATTGGGGATTGTAGAATAAGTGGAATTGGAGATGCGAGTGATCTGTAAATCACTTTGGGTCTGCGCATCTCCTCCATTGGTGCGGATAACATGCTCCAGAAGATCTACCACCGAAGAGTCAAGCGTGTAAGATTGCGTGCCCTCCGTAAGGTTAACCGTCCCCTGCTGTATCTGCCACAGGTTAATGCCACGGTTCGACCAGTCCAACATCATCAGGTTGAGAGAACGCCTTGCAGTACGCAAGTCAAACCCATTGCGCAACTCTAAGCCTGCACGTTCATAGGCCTCTTCGCATATCTCATTAATGTCAAGATTGAACGAGGTCGTTCCCGAAGTCGCCATGACAGCCTACTTGTTTTGGTTGTTATAGCGACGGTTGTAAGAACTGGCCGCGCCTCCACCTTCAAACCCGCGCTTCCGCTTGCTTAACTCATGCATGGTTTCGCCAGCTTCACGCACAGACATTGAGCCCTTTGGCCCCAACTCACCAGCCATCGTGCCACGGCCACTCTCGGAAAGACCCCCGAGATATCCGCCGCCCTGCTTCTTGCTAGGAGCACGGGTATGACCCTTCATAGCCATTCCGTCGACAGGACATTTTTTCATTGCCATTAGAAGCTCCTATGCCATCGGGCCGTAAGTATACAGGCCCTTGGTCTGCCTGATTACGTCGCCGCCTTTGTTGTTGCCGTAGGCTGCTACTCGACGCTGCTTGGCTTCGCCGATGTCGCCGCCCGTACCTTCGACCTGAACAGGCATACTCCCGTATGCGTCTTCGGTCTTGACCTTGTTCTTCGAGGCCGTGCTTGGTTTAAGAGTTGGCATTAGGATTTCCTCTTTCGAGAGCCCTTGTCCATCGTCTTTGCGGCAGCAAACTTCTTGCGGCCCATTTTCTTTTCCATGCCCTCGCTCTCTTTGCGGCGGGCTTTAAGGTTCCCTTTGGTCTTCCGATTGCGGGAGCCAAGAGACTCATCAAGGCGTGCGTTGAACCCCTGCTTTTTCTTCACAGGACCACCAGCCTTTTTCTTAACCGGGCCACCATGCTTCTTCTTGACCGGGCCACCCTTCGCCATGGTCTTCTTCGGCGGGCGTCCACGCTTGCTTCCATAAGTACCCTTACCTTGAGGCATAACTCTATCTCCTTCGCTATTAGCTATTGCCAAAGCTTGCTTGCGATTCGTAACCTTCTTGCCTGAACTACTCTTGAGAGTGCCACGCTTGTATTCTCCCATGACCTTTTTGATCTTTGCATCACGGGTAGAAGACATCAGACAGTCTTCATCACGATTGCGAACAGCCCCGATACAATAGCAATGTTGAACGCCCAACTCATCAACTCAAGACGAGCCAAGCGTTTTTCTATTGCTTCCCACCGAACAGCACATTCTCGCTCATGCGCCATAAGTTCAGCAGCCAGCTTACTGTCAGCCATCGTACATGAACGTGGCAGATGTTAGGAGATCCGCATCAACAGGCATGTCAAAACTCATGCTTGCTGCAAAACGTATTCCCGTCCCACCTATGTTGGGGTAGTTCACCACGCCGTCGCCTTGGCCTGGGTTAAAGATTATCTTGGAACTTCCCGACGCACTAGATGTTGCGCCATCTTCCATGGTAATCTCTGCCTTGGCTGCATTAGCGCCCTGCACCATGTACCAGTTTTTAAGGCGCGTATCCTGGTTGTTAATCATAACACGGATACCCGCAATAACTCCTGCGCTTACACTGTTGCTGTCCGACGCTGACGACTTCACCGAAGACACAAAGCTAAAGAACTGGGTCCCAGCCGTGGTGCCTGAGTTAGGCCCTGCAATCGATTCTGTCTGCACGGCCCCATACACATCCAGCCCTGTGACTGTATATGTAAGAGCACTAGAGTTCCCATCCGAGGTTATGTTTATCTTTCGGCACAGCCTGCCAAAATCAACATAACCAAGGTTATCGCCCACGGTAACCGCATTGGTTGTGCCGCTTGAGAACACCATGTCCACTACCGAAAACAGGCTGGTTGTGTAAACGCTGGCATTGTTGGGCCCAGTCAACTCTTCGGTAACAGGAATGCCGCTACCATCTTTACCTTTAACAGTAAATGTTAAGGCTGAGTTATTGTTCCCCGAGCTTATCGAAACCCTTCTGGGTGCCGCCTTGCCATAGTTCACACGCCGAAGGCCGTTCTTTTCCTCGGAGTTTGCGCCGTTAATGGAAAGCTGCCCTGCCACACTTTGTGAGGTGCAGATGCCGTCGCCGTCGCCAGCCGTTGCCATGCCTCCGTCCAGAAGCATATAGAACTGGTCATCTGTCAACGAAGCGGCATCGCCGCACGCATCTACATCTGCCGCAGGATTGCTCTGGTTCTCAGCACTACCCGAATAGGTGTAGGTAAATGACCTTAAAGTAGTCATTCAAACCTCCTCTTATTGCAGGTTAATATTTTGCTGATACAGAACGGTAACCCTAACTTCACCTGCGTTGGTGGCACCAGTGCTTGTCCACGTCAGCTTAACATCAGCCGTCCCCACATCAGCCCAAGCCAATGCGCCACCAGCTTCCGTGGTCGGGTATGCTCTTCCAGCCCCGGAGCCTGTGGTAATCGAATAGTCATTGATGAAAGTTTTATTTCCACCGACTGTGTCCCCGACGCTGAAAACGCAAGTGGCGTTCCCCATTGCCGTGGGCTTATCAAGAACTATGTCGATGATTTGGGAGTTGGCTGGAATGACGACATCAGTCGCGTTCGCAGTAGAGGCACCACTCGACAGAGCAGTTCCTGTTGAGAATGTCTGCGCCATTACCACTTGGCCTGTGTTTTTAATATCAGTGCCAAGCGTGGTTCCGGTTGTGCTGGCAATCGTCCCTGCTTTAACAGGGCCCGAAAAAGTTGTTGCACCCATTTTAGATATCCTTCTTACGAAAGGTTTCGCCCTAGAGTCCTCGTAAGCGTCTGCTGGGCCAGTCGCTAGGGCTAGATGTTCCCAGAGGGAAGTGAGGGGCCGAAGCCCCCCACCCAGGAGGAATAATTAGGTTGCACCCTCGCAACCGAATATCCCAAGCGGGTCGGATACGCCAAACGCATAGCGCTCCCGAGCCTTGTACCGCACGTTGCCCGTGTCGAAGTCGCCGTCCATAGAAGTCTGGAGCGGCACACGATCAAAGTGTTTCATGCCATTAGGAACGTCCGTGAGGATATACCAAGAATCCGCATCCGTGAGGAAGTGGTTCACCGAATACCCACCTGGAATCGTGCCGTTGTGGTTAATGGCGTTGATGTCATTGTCGGCAGTACCTGTCTTGCCTTCGGAATCCAAGATCCGAGTAGCAACAAACATATTGCCCGGAGGAACAATAAGCTTGCGAGGCTTCGCCGCAATTAACAGACCACGCTCGTCAACCCAGCCAGCTATCGTGATAACAGCGTTTTCAAGCGCCGTCTCGTTCAAGTCGACCTGGGTCGTCGGGGTGTTCTGGTTGGTGCCGCCAGCAACCGTCGGGTGCGCGGTGTTAAACAAAGACACCCCATCGCCCGAATCAAAGTTGTCGGTGGTCGGCAGGCCTTGGTTGAGCGGGTAGGCAGCTTTCACCTGCTTGGTGTAAGCCATTGCCCGCGCCAGGGCCTTGGTGTAACGAGCCGAAAGAGAATCGTAGAGATTGTCTTCCATTGCCTCTTCGGTAATCGCAAACCCCATGGCAATCGTTTCCATGTTGTAACGAACCGAGAAGGACTCACTCGCCGTATCGTAAGTGATTGCTGAACCTTCACTCTTGACCGGAGCTTGGCCAAACCCAGCGAGCTTCACTTCTTCCTCGAATGAACGGTCAGAGCTTTCTGTCTCGTAGATCTCCGAACTTTCATCCGCATACTCAGCGTAGGTCAAACCAAACAAAGCATTAAGGCCCGGCAGAAGCTCCTTCAGCATTTGTGCTCTTGAAATAGCCATCTATCTAGCCCCCTATGCCAACGTGCTCATGTCGTACTGATGCACGCCCGGATTCCACGTCACAAGAACGTCAGGGTATGTATCAGTCCACTCATTATTAGGCGACTCATAGAGCCCAATAATGCGAACAGCTAAAGTTGCGGTCGTAGCAGCGTCCGCATCAACAGTCATCTTGCTCTGCTTACTCAAGTCGAGCGTGTTGACTGCTGTAATGTTCGTCAGGGCAGAGTTCTTCCCTGCGTCTGTCGAAGCCATTGCAGCATCTGCCTGTACCTTGAAGATAGCGCGAGGGTTGTCCCAGACGTAAACTTGAACGTCCGAATGACCAGCCCCTGTCATTGCACTTGCGACAAGATGGTTTGAAAACGTCAACGCCCCCGTGGTTCCGTCTACATAACGGAAGCCAGAGGCAACACCGATGGGAGTGTTGGTTGCCGAAAACGTAGTCGTTGGGGTGGCTGCAATAGCCGTCGTAACGCCCCCCGCGAAGTGCACGGGCTGACCCGCAAAAATCGCGTTGGTGTTATTAGATCCCAACGGATACATGGTTTGACCACTGGTGTTATACCCTTGACCAAGTATTCCGACTTGAACCATCCCATAAGGCGCTTGTACTGAACCTGCCATGATTCAATTTCTCCTTATGCTTCAATTAAGGGAGGTTAGCTTCCTCCCGTTCCAAACTTCCGTGTAGACCTCTCTGTTTCCAGAAGAGGGCTGCGCGGATCATTCTCACGCATGTACATATTGTCGACTGCCTGCTGTGCCTGCGCGGCTTTTTGGCGCTGGTACTCACCTCGCGCCTGCATCCGCTCAGTTGGTATTTTGCACAACAGCAACCCGCCAACTTCAATATTCCCCTCGCTTCCAAAGCGTGAGTCCACGTCTGACAGGATCATCAACTCAGGATGATCTTCTGCCTTACACGGTTCCCACCCAGCCCTAAAAGCCTGAGAAACATTTTTGTTGTCGGAGTGGCCAACAAAACTTGTGCGTATCCACCTAAAAGTCCAACCGTCTTGAGGGTCGGGGTCGGGCAACAAAGAAGCTGGGGACCACGGTTGCGATCTCTCTTCTGCTTCTCTTGTCTCCGAACTTCTCGGTGCCTTAGAAACTTTTTCTTTCTTCATTGCGCCTTCTCCATATCTCTAGCAAGTTGCTTCGCATACTGCTCTTTCGTCAACCCAAGTCTTTTGGCGAGATCAACCTGGGTGGCCGTTAACGTGACTTTCCGTGATGCTTTCCCGCCCCGAGAGGCAGGGGCTACCACAGATTTGCGAGGGGCAGATGAACGGCTCTCTTCTGCGTCCTCGAAGTTATCGGGGAAGACCATGCGCATTCGCTTGTCTACCTCCGAAAAGTACTCTGGTGAACCCGGCACAAAGTTTTCGGCTCTGAGCTTCTGGTCTACCCCATAAGCAAACCCTGTCATTTCTGGGTTTCCTTGTGGGCCAAACCAAGGGTTCCTTTGCAACCACGCTACCGTGTCTGGGTCGATAGGTGGCTGCGGTGCGGCCTCATTTGGTGGCAGCGCCTGCTGAGGCGTTGCTTGCGGCTGAGGCTCGGGCCGTAATTCTTCAAACCTTTTCTTGTCATAAACCAATTCATTCAGTCGCCGTTGCGCGACCATGACACGATCCGTGTCGCCAGCCTCGTAGGCTTCCCGATATTCTTTCTCGGCCCCTGCCAACTCGGCATCGCTCTTTGCTTGAGAGACCTCGAACAAAGCTTGGTTGCCCTTGTCGATAAGCTCAAGTAACTGCTGCTTATCGTGCATAGCCACCTGCGCGGCCCGTGTCGCTTCTTCGCTTAACCTCTGGGCCTGCTCCTTAGCGCGGCGTTCTTCGTGTCGCTCATACTTTAACCGAGAGAGACGCTCTTTAACTTTCCCGCCGTATTCGTTTATCTCATCTTCAGAGATATCCCAGTCAGGGCTGGACGCTTCGGTATCCCGAGCAGGCACCTGATCTTCAACGGGCCTGTCATCGACTACCTCAATCTCGTCTTCCTCAACCTCAACTTCAGCTTCAATTTCTTCAGCCATCATACTGCCCTCTTCCATCCCCTTGGATCATCAACAACGCCCTGAACGGTATCGTCATTGATAAGCCGAAACTCCTGCCCAGTCTTGTGAACCAAGCGAACGCCTGCGAAAGGCGGGATCAAAACGAAATCCCCCAGCTTGCACCAAGGGGTCATTTCTTCGCCGAACTTGTCTGCGTCTTGGTAGCATAGCGGGCCCATCTTCAGAACCGCGCCCACCACGGACGAAACATTTTCGACATGAAGGTAGTCGTCAGGCTTAATTATGCCTCCGGCTGTTTTCTCGTCTGTCTTTATCAGGCCGATTAAAATTCTCCAGCCTGAAGGCTCAGGAAGTTGTGTAACCTCCTGTTCCGCATCAACTGCGGCTTCTCCCATAGTCTTTCTCCTAATGCACGCCACAAAAAGGGGTGACGGGGCCCTCCGATTAATCCTCGTCTTTCATCAGCTTTTGGGCTGCGTCGAGGATTTCACGTTCTGCGATAGCCAGACCTTCGAGCCTGCCGACGAGTCTTTGATACTCGCCCCAGTCTTTGGCCCCCCCAAGGGCCACGTTGTCTGCGCCTTCGTCCATCATGGAGCGCAAAACCTTGCGCACCGTTTCAACTATATGCTGTCCATCCATTAGAGCTTAACGATCTCTCCAAACTCGTTTATCGTGCGGGTCCGCTTCGGCTCCTCTGCCTTCTTGGCGCGAGCCTTGCGCGGTTTCTTGGGAGCGGCTGTAGTCTCAACGCTCCCTACCGAAATACTTACATCTTGTACAAACGCCTCATTCACGTCAGGCGTTGCGGGATCGTCGGCCTTGTAATGCCCACTCGCGGTACGCGCACGCTTGCGAGAGCCCTTAACCGCAGCCTTTGCCATGCCTAGTCCTCCTTGTTGCGGGACATCTCCCGTTTCACATCTTCGACTTTCATTAGCTGTTTGGCTATATCCACGCCAAGCTTTGTGCCCTCTCTCGCATCTTCAGCGGAGATCTTCACATCCTGCTGCGCGTCTTCGATTATATCCGAAGCAATCCTTGCTCCAATCTGCGCCCCTGTAATTCTCTCCTGCGAATCAATCCGCTCACGCTCAGTAGCATCACGCATGGCTGTCTTCTGAATATCAGCAGCAATCCGCATCTTATCCGTAGCAGCTTTCCTCTGCACATCAGCCTCACGAATATCCAGGTCACGCTGCTGCTGCTGGAACACTGGGTCCTTGGCCTCCTGCTGCTCTTTCTCCTGCTGGGCCTCGGCCTGATCTTTACCGAGCAGCTTCTCTGCCGCTTGCGCCATCAACGCTGACAGTTCAAACTCCACGTCGCGTGGCAGTGGATCGTCAGGATTGGGTAGCTCAACGCCCATCTGTTTTTCGATCTCGTTCCGATACTCGAAAGCCAAGTGCTCACGAATGTGAGCTTCTGCTGCGGCCTGAATAGACTTGGCCATAGGCGACTGGCTGAGAAGCTCTTGAATCTTTGGATCTTGAATCGCCGTCATATGGACCGTTATGTGCGCCTTGTGGTCCTGATATGCGAATGCCTGCACAGGCTCGCCGTTAATAAGATCCATGTTTTCCCTGACAGGATCTTCAGGCTTCATGTCCTTGTCCGAAGGAACAATCTTCTCTACATCCTGCAAGCCCATCGTCTCAAGCATTTGCCTGTGCAACTCGGGCAGGTCATACATCTGCGGAGCCTGAGCAGCCAGTTGTAACGCTGCTTGATACTGCATAATCCTCTGCGACATTGTCGTCGCGTTTGGATCAGACACGGGGATAATATCCACCCGGTCATCAAAATCGTCTGGCCTTACCGCATTCTCTTCAAGCTCATAAGCATATTCGGCAGGCAGGAAGTCTTTCACCAGCCCCGCCAGTATCCTGAACTCATGCCGCATAGATGCGTGAAGTCGCGCCTGCACCGCAGACATGACCTTCATGCCACGCTCCATGATAGCAAGCGTTGTCCCCACCGGGGCCTGCGTGTTCATGTCCGCTGCCTGCACGTCAGCTACCGACGCGAACTTTCTTCCCTCGTCAACTATTGTTCCCAGTAACTGGTAGAGAACAGAGGACGGCTCCTTGTAAGGCAGGAACGTAATGTTGTCTTTTATCGCGCCACTCGGCACATCCACGTCCCGGAACTCGCCGGGCATCAAAGGAGCATCGTCACCCTTGATCCTCAGCCCCCTCGACTTGAGGCCAGCAGGAAGGTTGGATAATGTTCCCGCATCCACAAGCTGACGCAGAATAGACGTGGCACTCTTGGCCAGCCCGCCGATTAAATGGATCAGCCCGAACCCGTAAAACCCTAATCCAGGCAGATACTTATAATGCACAAAGTGCATAATCTTCTGACGGTCAGGGTCGTCCTCGCGCCAGTTGCGATAAATCGACAACACATCTCCTGATGACTTGTCAATCGTAACAACGTAAGGCAACCGCAGCCCAGTCTCTTCGCCGTCTTGCTTGTCCTCAAACCCTTCCAGGTCAAGATCCACATGCACCTCAAGAAGCGTATGACGGTCATCGTACTCAACGCTTGGGCTATCCCCAGTCAGGTGATCGTAGGTTTCCTGAATCTTCGAGTAGTCAGCACTCGGCGTCGGCAGTTCAATGTCCCGATAGAACCCCGCCATCTGAAGCTTGAGAACTTCATTGGGCGTCTTCTTCATCACATGCGTGTAGCGCGGGCACGATAATAAATCAGGAGCCCCGTATGACACCACCATGTCTTCGGCGGGGACGAACATCGAACAGTTCCGCCCCATGTCCAGGTCATGGTAAACCTTCTTGAAGGCTGACCCTGCAAGCGGAAGAGAGAACAGCATGTTCTCATGTTCCGACCTGTACTCTGTCATCACTTCGGTAAGCTGGTAGTTCATCTCCGTCTGGACACGAACCGCCTGCTTTTCCTTTTCTTCTGTCAGCTTCCCGACAATCTGAGTCTTGACTGGGCCCTTAGCAGGAAACGTCTCCATCATTGACTGAGCTTGAAACCGAATCACGGCTTCCGACAAGACGGGATGGAACACGCCGCAAGCGCCCGGCCATGGGGTCGAGCGCTCTTCGATCTTCATTCCAAGAAGATCTAAACCTTTGGTGTATGTGTGGGACCACTCTTTCCGCGAAGCTTGGTCAGCTTCAAACGCACCCATGAGATCAGACGTGAGATTGCCGAGCGCACTGTCGTCCAAATATTCTGCAAGATTAGCACCATGTTCCACATCCTCATCACCTTCGCCCTCGGGGTCGAAGTCAATGACCACGCCACCGTCGGGGGTATCAATGGCAACGGCATCGGGGTTGACCACGGCAATTTCAATGGAGTCCTCCTCCTCTATTGCCTCACCCGCCATATTAGGAAGTGCCTTGTCAACAGCCATCCTCTATCCTCTTGCCGTCGAGACCATTAATAAAACTCCGTGTACTGAGGGGACACCCATTCCTCATCCTCGTCACTGGGAGAACGGACAAAGCCCCCACGCCTAAACCTGAGTAGCGCCTGCGTAGAACTGTCAACCAGATCATCGTGATCCCCAACAGGAAACGCCGCGAACTCTTCGATAACCTCTTCGGCCCACCTTGTCGGCGGGGCCCACACCATGCCCGAAGCAAAGATATCCGACACCGCATTAACACGGGACACTTTGTCGTTTCCCCGTGATGGCGTGAAATCCTCCACAGGGATTCCCATCTGGCGCAATTCAAATATCAGTGGCGCACCAGAGGCCTTCGCCTCCACGATGAACGAGTCGGGCTCCCACTCTATCCAGAAATCATACGCTCTGCGTTTGAGGTCTGGAAACTCCAGCCGCTCCTTATACGCATCAAGGAGAATGATATGGTGAGCATTCTCGTCTTCGTTAAAGAACACACCCCATGTCGTACAGGCCGAGTAGTCTGACCGCTGCGTCTTCAGGAACGCCGTGTCCCAACTCTGAATAATAAAGCTACAACTGGGCGGTCGGCTCTCCTCCCAAGTCTGCCACCACTCACGCTTGACGAGCGCCCCCTCTTCCGAGGTTGGGTCCTGCTGATACTGGGCCGACCACTTCGACACCGGAAGCTCAGAGCGCAACGCCTCAAGCTCGTTGATGCCCCAATACTCTGGCCAGAGGGGATTGCCTGACGGCATAATCGCGGG